TTTCTATAGAAAAAACTAATAACCATTTGTATCTATTATTTATCTTTATCTTTTAAAGAATAGTTGTTTATATATTGCCAAGTTATGCCAAGTATTGCTGACTATAAACAATTATTTCTACAATTCTATAGAAAAAAACTAATAATCATTTGTATCTATTGTTTATCTTTATCTTTTAAAGAATAGTTGTTTATATATTGCCAAGTTATGCCAATATTGTTTTGTAAGTTAGGAGTTTTGATATTTATTAAGTGGTTGTAATTCAATCTATATAGATATAGAGAATTTGTATTAAAATATGTATGGTTGATAATGTGGTGGTTGTTAAAAAGTTCTGTTGTGACCCGTGCAAGTACTACTCTGATTACAGTGGCAATATAAAACAACATAAGAAAACTAAAAAACACCTTGATGTGATTCAAGAACAGGAAGGACGGACAGAAAGTAAGACGGAAGTTGTAATTGAATTGAAATGCCCGAAGTGTGCAAAGATTTACAAGACGCAATCGGGTGTTTGGAGGCATAGTAAAAAATGTAATTTTACTCCAATTGTATCGAATACTATAATAAATGTTCCACCATTTGACCCGACAGAATTAGTCAATGAGATAAAAGGATTAAAAAACATCATAACTGAATTGGTTTTAAATCAACAACCAACCGCAATAACAACTATCAATAATACTTGTAATAACAACACCAACAACATCAACATAAACGTGTTTTTGAACGAGACGTGTAAGAATGCGATAAATCTGGACTCATTTATAAAGAATTTAATGTATGAAATGGCAGATTCGAAATTGATGATTGGAAGTTACGTAGAAGGAACTTGTAGTATTTTACAAAAGAATCTAAATGGATTACCATTAAACAAACGTCCAATGCATTGTATGGAAGGAGAAGACCCAAATCAACAATTAATGCATATTCGTCAGGACGATAAATGGAATATTGGAACATACGTAAATTGGTTGGAGCAAATTTATTCGGACGATGATGATGATGTAGTGAATAAGAACCCAATATATTATGCGTTAAAAATGATAGACGACGAGAAATTGAAATATTTGGGTTATAATTACTTTCAAAATGAAGAATATAAAATTCAACATAGTAGATTACATCGTGAAATATCACGTCAAGACCTAAAAAAAATAGTATATGACAGATTATTGAAGATGATTACAGTAGACCCACAACACATAAAGTAGATTTTTATTTTTTTTCGTTTTTGATGATTAACTATATTAATTTTTTGTAATCGACATCAAATGAATATAACATTTTAAACAAGCAAGTGTATCAACTAATGCGTCATGTAGTCCATCGGGAATTACATTGAAAATTTTAAAGTGTAGTTCCGACAATTTAGGGTTTTTTTTATATCTTCTTTTATTAGGTTCTTCAGCAGTGCCATCGGTTTTAATTACTGTTTTTGCGTCAGTTTTACATTCTATCCATAAATCACAGAAATCTTTACCGTTACGCATAGTGCAGTATAAGTGTTTGGAATATACGACATTATGGATTTCATTGAATAGTATGGACGGATTCTCACAACCATTACTACACATTTTCTGATAATTTCTCATAACTTCGGTCATAATCATTTCTTTGTCAAAATCAATGTTGTGTGCTACAATAACATCACAAGATTGATAAGCTCTATAAAATTCCGTCAATACATCTTGAATTGGAAGTCCTTGACTTTTACAAGTTTCTCTAACAATACCAGTAATTTCAGTAATTTTGGGAGATATTTCGACACTATCATCAACATCAACATAAGAGTTGAATTTTCTGATAATTTCTTGTTTATCCATATCATACAATACAAAGCTCAATTGTAGTATATAAGGACAACTTTTGATAGTTTCCAGAGTGGTGTTTTGTGGTCTTTTAGGTATTAAACCCGTCGTCTCAACGTCAAAGACCATAACGATATTATTCGGGTTCATATTGTCTGTGTTGTTATAAATGTTGTTTAGATTGTGTTAGTACTTAGAAATCAATAAATCCAAATCAATTTTTATATGAAAATGTAAAAATTGATAGTAATTCGTAATAAAATGATATGATAAATACTCTGTAATAGTAATAATATAATGACAACCTTTGTGACAGCATTCATAAATATTGAAAATGTAGAAGAAAAAGCGGTGTCTTGGAGATTTGAGAAGTTTATGGATCTTGTGAATACAGGTATAAACCTATGTGTTTATTACGATTCAACATCGGAGAATAGAATTAAGGAAATAGCGTGTGAGAATTCCAATGTGAAGATGATGAATAAATTTAGTATGAAAGATTTATTTTCTTATAGAATTTGTGGTGAAATAGAGAATTTGGAGATGCCAAATACCGATAATGCGAATAAGGACACAAAAGAATATATGATGCTGATAAATTCAAAAATAGAATTTATACATGAAGCAATAAAAATGAATCCATTTGGAACGAATTATTTTGCTTGGATAGATTTTAGCATATCAAAAGTGTTTACAACAACGAGATACGTAAGCATTCTTTCCGAATTAAATAACATAAAATGTGATAAAATAATATTAGCAATAGCGGGGTGTCAAGAGAATCGTGTAAAAAATGACGATGAAATGTTATACTCAATAAATTGGAGATTTTGCGGTGGTTTTTTCTTCGGGGATAGTGATTCATTAGAAGATTTTTATAATTTGTATGTTGAATTATTTCCAAAATTTATAGAAAAAACCCGAAGAATAGTTTGGGAAGTGAATTTTTGGGCTTGGTTAGAATGTAATTCATCGTGGTCTCCCGAATGGTATTTGGCAGACCATAATGATTCAATAATTGAAATACCATACTCATTAACTGCAACAAGTTTAAAAAGTGTATCGAATACAACAATATATGATTATCCAACAATAGATGATGGAACATTTGTAGCAAGTACAGCATCATACATAAGGTATAATAATTTACATATATTAAATACTCGATACGTGAATTATACAATAAAAGACGAAATATTTCATCATCATCACCCCGATGGAATAATCATAACGCAAAATGTGATGTCTATATTGGATGAAAATTTAATTCCAATAAATTATAACATAATACAGGATCCGCCAAGAATAAGAGAAAATATGATGAGGTTTGAAGGAATAGAAGATATTCGTTTATATGAAAAAAATGGTGAGATTAATTTTATGGGAACAAGTACGAGTCACACAAAGAGTGGAAATAATTTAGTTGTATCAGGAATTTACAATTATCGAGATTTAAAAATGGAAGAGTGTTTGTCAATAGATTCGCCAAATAATTGTTGGTGTGAAAAGAATTGGACTCCATTTATGATAAGTGAAATGGAAGATGCCGTTGTATACCAATGGTCGCCAATGGAAGTGTATAGGATTGTGAATAATGGAGATACAAATAATTTAGAAAAACTGATTACTTACAATATAAAAAATGACATATTCAGTAAATACCGTGGGTCTTCAGTATTTACACGTATGGGAGACAATTTATTAGGTGTAGTCCATTTTAGCGAAGGAGAATACTTGAAACGTAAATACTTCCATGCGTTGGTCTTGATTGATGGGTCATCATTGAAACCATTACAATATTCAAATAACTTTTATTTTAGCGAAGACGCAGGTGTAGAGTTTTGTACTGGATTTGCGATAATAGATATGAAGTATCAATTCTGGATTTCAGTGCGTGATGGAAACCCGATGAATGTTTCAGTCAATATGGATTCAATACCACTTTGTAACAAGGTTTTATTTAAGTAAAATATATAGTTATATATTATAAATAATGGATATACTAAAAACATATTTTGTAAGGGTAGATACAATAAACGATAAAGACCCTACCGCACAGGAAATAAAGTTTAATAACGAAATAATTTGGAAGGTGGAAAGCGGGGCAGTACCCAATAGTGATAAAATTACTGATGTAGAACCTGATACAAATGTGGACAATAACCCAATAACTATAAAAAATGATAACACTATGATGACAGGAATTAGTAGTAATTCGGGTAAAGATTCTTTTTCAATTGAAAATCCATCAGATAAAACCAAGAAAAATTATCCACTTAATAATGTGTCGCCTCAAGATACAGATAACATTGGGTATGATGATATTTACACGAATAATATCAATTCAATCGAACCTACTGATAAAAAAATAAACTCGGAACAAAAAAAAATGTTGGATAGTATTCCACGACCTCCTAATAGTTTTATGAGACCGACCGAAACTTCTCTTGGAAGGGAAAGAACTAAAATTCCATCTAAAACTGAAGTACTACCTTTCAAGGGAGGTAAATCGAGACGTTCTGCGACAAGAAAGAATAAAAAAAAGACAAAAACTATGCGAAGAAAGAGACGAAACCTATAATAATTAATTTTTAGAGAATTCAATAATACTTTTAACCCATTGACTCCCAAGATTATTTTCGTCATCTAAATTGTATGACACATCACTATCACAATTAATATTCAATACTTCAACATTTTTTGATAAACCAGCAATCCACATTTGATGATATAATCCGCAAGATTTTATATAATCTAATTCAATGACATTTTCTCCAACACGACTTCTTTTGACAATTCTTTCATAACTAATTTCAGGTGTAATATTTAGATACACTATTTTACTTGGTGTGAATATACTGGAATTAACCCATTCATCAAATAAACTTTCGTATATTTTGTATTCCAATTCATTCATTTGTGATGAATCATATAACATTTTAGTGAATACGTGTCGTGAAGACAATATAGACCGTTCGCATATAATGAGTTTGCAATCAGGATTTTTTTCAATTGTTTTAACTATGAGTTCAAGAATGGTTTTTAGAACAAGAATTTGAAATGAGAAACTGAATTTTTTAGGGTCATTGTAAAATTTTGTAAGGATATTTTGATTGTCTTTAGAATCAACGAATAAATTCCAAGCATCAACAGGTTCTCTTAATATAATAACATCTTGAATATTTTCATTTCTATAGTATGTTTCTAAATTGTCGATGAGTGTAGATTTTCCAACACCAATATTGCCCTCAATTGAAATAATCATTGGTTGTTGAGTCATTTCGTAAGATTGTGTGTCGTTTAATAATTCCATTTGTTTTGTGTGAATAAGAATGAGATGTATATTTCGTATCAATTTTTTCGATTGATATGAAAAATCATAATATTTATTGTTTTTTTATTTTTTATTTTTTGTAATTTTATTTTTTGTATTTTAGGCAACAACCTTCTTTTTCACAACCATTTTCTTCTTTGGTGCTTCATCAGTTGATGACACAACCGGAACAACCACAACTGGAGTAGGAAGAACAACAGGAACTGGAATAGGAAGAACAACAGGAACCGGAGTAGGAAGAACAACAGGAACCGGAACCGGAGTAGGAAGAACAACAGCGTCTTCTTCGTCATCACTATCATCAACCATTGTGCTTTGTTTATTACTGGTCTCTGGAACAGGAACAATCTCAACAGATTGGAAATTGTCATTTCCAAGTGATGCTCTATCCTCATCAGATAGTTCAATATGGCATCTTCCTTGGACTGATGACATGCTCTCTTGTGGTTTGACAATACACTGAATCATCTTGACAGTGCATCCCCAACCTTTACCCCCGACCCATAATTGTGAAACGCCCAATACCACAGCAACATTACTCCGCTTTGGAACGAAATCGAGAGGTGTGAGTAGCGGGTCATCATTAGGAAATAGGAGATTAGATGCTGTGTCATAAACCTCAACATTCCACTTGCCTCCGTAATTAGGAACTTTGGCACGGAGAGATGGAGGTTTTGTGAGGTCGATTTTCTTCGTATCCTTATTTTTGGAATACTTTAAAATAGGGAAAAACATATGCTTGACAACTTCACGAGACATTGATTCACCGAACCAAGATTCAGAGTTTTTAACAGCGTCATCAAGAAGTTGATTTTCGAACGCTTTAACTTTATCCAGTAGTAGGTCTAATTGTGGTGTGCTATATTCGGTGCTAGGAAAATTCAATGACATACTAAATTTGCCATCAGGTTCGCCCTTCTCATCGACGAAATCGGCAATACCCCAAGTCATCATCAATGGTGTAGAAACCGAAAGAGCTCGATTTGTTTGTTTGCTGATAATATTAATGGATTTGCCTCCCTTATCATTGAGTTTAGGTGTCATATACTTGACCTCACTAACATTCCAATCAGGGACAGAGAGAACAATTGATTTTGACATTTTGCTTTTATTAAGTGCTGTGTATAAATACGGGGGATTTGCTTTTGGTTTGTGCTTGAGTTACTTCTTTGATTAAATGTGATTAACCTGCCGACTAGTATACTATATATAGGTGTGTTTCTTTATACTCTTTTTATAATTGAATAATAAAAATGAATTAGGTTTTCTTTTTGACAACCGTAATAGCAGTTGATAATGGAACGAAAGCAGACATATGTTTAGCGAAAAATTCTTCGTACATTTTGAGTTCTGAATCGACAACATAAAATTTAAAAGAAATAAATTGAACCCCATAATTCTCGATAAAATCCTTGTAGACGGGATTTCTATAATCATTCTCGTCAGGACAAACCAATCTAAATAATGACACATCAGTTTCTGAATGTTCACTATCCAATAGAACAGGTGGTGTCGTGACTTGTTCTAATAAACTTTTGTATGTATAACGGCGTAAATTGCTTGTACCACTTTCGATATTAACGAATTGTGAAAGATTAAAACAATTATCATTCTTATCTAATTGTTTCTCATCATTCGATACACATTTAGGATACAATTCATTTTTGTTATAATCGGGAGATAATGAAGTATCAATAATGAGAACAACTTTACCCATTAAAGATGATAAAGGCGTATTACCTGTAACTTTCCCAGCGAAAAGTTTATTAGATAAGTAATTACTAACAGCCATCCCTACAAGATTATATATTTTAGAGTTCTTTGACTTGATTCGAAGTTGTACGAAAATAGGGTCGCTTGAGTTAGGTGAAGGTGCAGAAAAAGCATTAACCGCTAATGTTTGTAAAGCAGAATTTAATGTAATAAAATTTTTTGTTTTAACCGTAATAAATGTGGAATCGTCAGTAGAAGCAACTTGAGCGTCGTCGTCAATTAAAAATACCTCCAAATCTATAAAACGGCAACCTCTAGATAAGACGTGCTTGATTGCGTCGGTGCTAACAAATTTACCCGATACAGCCGAATTATATGAAGATTTTATACAATATTGCCTTAATACGTGAGAATTGTTATTCTGTGTGAGAGATGTGATACCAGATGGTGTATCATTTTTCATTTTATTAATTTCAGAATCAATACTACCTTGGTTAGACATGCCTTCAACCGAAAGTTGTCTCCTTGTCTCGAAAAGTGTAAATAATGTATAAAACATAATAATTAATATGATACAAATAATAATTTTTTTATGAAAAAACATAATAATATATTATATTGGTCTAAATTAAATAGTTGTATCTAATAATATAGACAATAAATATCATTCTGTAATATATCAATGGCAGGTGGATACTTAAATATAATAGCTATAGGGAATGCCAATGTATTTTTAACAGGAAATCCATCGAAGACGTTTTTTAATGCGGCTTATTCAAAACATACAAATTTTGGATTACAGAAGTATCGGTTAGATTACGAAGGAACAAGGGATTTACGACTAACGGAAGAATCAAAATTTGTATTCAAAATAAAAAAGTATGCGGATCTATTGATGGACTTATTTGTGGTTATAAACCTGCCAGATATTTGGAGTCCAATTTTCAATCCATCACCCGAAACAAAGAATAGATGGGTAGGTTATGATTTCAAGTGGATAGACGATATAGGGATGCAGATGATAAAGAATGTTGAAATACATTGTGGTTCAGTAATGATACAAAAATATTCAGGTTCATATCTATCAGCAATGATGGAACGAGATTTTCCAAAAGATAAAAAGGATTTATTCAATAAAATGAGTGGAAATACGGAAGAATTAAATGATCCAGCGAATGCATATGGTCGTAAAAATTCCTATCCAAGTGCTTATTTTACAAAAAATAATCAAGGTGCTGAACCATCAATACGTGGTAGAACATTAATGATTCCGATAAATACTTGGTTTTCTCTAAACACCCGGTGTGCGTTTCCACTTGCGTCATTACTCTATAATGAATTAACAGTAACCGTAACGGTAAGACCGATCCAAGAATTATTTCAAGTTCGAGATGTATTTGATACAGACAATATGTATCCTTATATTCAACCAGATTTTAATCAAGAACATTTTCAGATGTATCGTTTTTTACAAACCCCCCCTTCAGTAAGAATAGATACATCTCAAGCTTATCAAAATAAACAGAGAATATGGAACGCGGACATAAATTTATCGTGTACATATTGTTTTTTATCAAACGAAGAATCACTAAAATTTGCGAAAGAAACACAGGTGTATCTAATAAAAGATGTAATTCAACATGAATTCAACAATGTGGTTGGAACACAAAAATTGAGGTTGGAAAATTCGTCAGGAATGGTCTCAAGTTGGATGTTTCACTTACAACGAAATGATGTAAACCTGCGAAATGAATGGAGTAATTATTCAAATTGGGGATACAAGAATTTACCTTCAAATGTAGTTTTTGCACCATATGATATTTCGTTGAACGTAAATGATGGAATTATTGATGTAAGTAAGCATATACTTCACGGACCTCGAGTGAATCCAGGTGTTTCGCAAAATACAGGTATTTTTGTTACAGGTGACTATTCGGTGGATAATCAAAAAGATATATTATTATCAATGGGTATAGTTCTAGACGGAGAGTATAGGGAGAATATTCTTCAAAGAGGAATATTTGATTATATTGAAAAGTATACAAGAACAAATGGATTTGCGAAAGAAGGAATATACTGTTACAATTTTTGTTTATCTACAAATCCTCTAAATTACCAACCTTCAGGAGCTCTAAATTTAAGTAAGTTCAAGAATATCGAACTAGAATTGAGTACATTTACGCCTTCAATATTACCAAATAATTCCTCTTTTACAGTCATATGTAGTGCAACAGGAAATCCTATAGCGGTTACAAGAAAACCAGGGTGGCAATTATTTCAATACAGTTATAATATGACAATTTATGAAGAAAGATACAATATTTTATCGTTTGTAGATGGAAATGTAGGTATGATGTATACAAGATAGTTGGTGTTATTATTATGTATCGAAAATATAACGACATATAATAATGAGTAAATGGAATTGGAATAATGGAAAAGTTCAAGAAGATATGTCACTGGGTAGACAACTTACACAAGGAAGGGGGGGGGGACGGTCTGTTTCGAAGGAAGGAATAAACAAATACTTGAGAGACAAGATAAATAATACTGAAGGAAATAATATAGCAAACCTAGGAAGTAACCAAAATTTTCAACAATTATTAAATAATTCGTCGCCTGAACATAGAAAAGAATTAAATGACTTGATGAAAGATAAAGAAAAAGAATACTTGAGAGACACGATAAATAAAACGGAAGGAAATGATATAGCAAAACTAAGAATGGACCCCGGATTTATAAGAATTGAAAATTTGTCGCCCGAATATAAAAAAGAAATAAATGACTTGATGGAAAATAAAGAAAAAGAATACTTGAGAGACACGATAAATAAAACGGGAGGAAGTGATATAGCAAAACTAAGAATGGACCCCGTATTTATAAGAATTGAAAATTTGTCGCCCGAATATAAAAAAGAAATAAATGACTTGATGGAAAATAAAGAGAAAGAATATAACCGTTCCCTTCCCTTCCCTCCTTCTGCCCCGGCCCCAGCCCCCGGTCCGCCCCCTGTCCCACTCTTTGATATGCGAGGTCTAGGTGACAATAACACAAATTATTTGAAATTAAAATACTATGAAGTGTTGCAAGCAATCAGTAAAATGTCATTATCAATTGATGTATATGAGAAGTCAATAGCAGAATCTCTTGTAAATGCGATGTCTGGAAAGAATCACACAAATAACGATGTAATTCTTGTAAAACAAAATTTTGCGTCATTTATGAGTTTATTAGCGTCCTGTTATGTAGTATATAATTGGTTTTTTGTAATGTACTTCATAAATGAAGATGGTGAAAGGGTAAAAACAATTGAATTATCATTGACAAAAATGAAACAAAATAATCCAATATTCCACTTTTTCTTTAAGTATACATTATGTGTATTGAGCATGATGGACAAATTTATGCTTGATATAGTTCCGTCCACCGTGTCCGGATTAATAACCGATAGGAGGTTACAGTTCATATCGCTTTTTGTATCAATATACTTAATAATAAATGTTTTTGGGTCAGTAATATTAAATTCTGTTGACAGCACAGTCATTATTTCGGTATATGTTGGTATATTTGTTTTGTATGAGTTATACTGTGTTTTATGTGATTTTTTACCAGATGAGAATGGTTCAACCGATATTACCCGGATGCAAAAATATATGATATTTGGTTCATTTACGCCGTTGATGTATCTAATGTTATTTTTTATGAGATTAGTGTGGTCTATAGTTCTCATTGGTGTAACATCATTCGTAAATTGTGCATATATTCTTTTAATGTCCTTTGTGGCTATACCAATTTATTCATCATCATCATTCTTCAAAACTTTTAAAAATTTGAATGAATACATTTGGAAATCAAAAAAGTCAGGAGGAGGTCTTATTGAATTATCAATAAACATTTTGTATCGTTTTTTGTATGAAATTTCTTTTATCTTAATTTTATTATTGGGTGTATATGACTACTCATCAAATATGAGTAAAATGTCACAGATGCCTACAATTATAAGTTGTCTTTGTTACGTGTTCATATTCTTATTTGCGTTCATAGCGTATCAGCGGTACTTAATAAATGGTTCATTATCAGCATATATAGATAAACCAGAACCTGTGATGCCGTCACAGGAAACAATGGTTCAATCAGAACCTGTGATGCCGTCACAGGAAACAATGGTTCAATCAGATGTTGTTTCGTCTCATAATGATAAATTTAATTTTCTCGAAAATAAATTAATCGATACAAAAAGTTCAATGGTAGATGATGCCACAAATATGGCAAAAAAAAAAATAGTAGACACGATGATGAAAACAGTAAAAAATTCAAAATACGGTAAAATGATTCCATCAAAATTGTTGTCTTCATTGGTGTAATAAATTATGCTGAACACATCAAACATATTTCATCTTCTTCAATAACAGCATTAGCTGAATGTTGTTTTTTCTCGGGTTCAATTGTAAATTGTTGTGCTTGATGTTTAGCTCTTCTTCTCAAGTAATAAATACCTGTCTTTAATCCTTTAGACCAACTATAAAAATGCATAGATGTAAGAGAATTGTATGTAGGTTCTTCTAACCATAAATTCAATGATTGACTTTGACAAATATAAACTCCTCTATCACTCGCCATATCAATCAAGGATTTCATAGGCAATTCCCAAACGGTCTTATACTTTTCTTTGATTGAGAGTGGTAATCCATCAATATTCTGTACACTACCATTATTGGACACAATATGATTTTTAATATCCAAATTCCATAATCCTAACTTAATAAGGTCGTTCATTAAATATTTGTTAGTCAAAATGAATTCACCTGCGAGTGTTCTTCTGGAATAAATATTGCTTGTAATAGGTTCAATACATTCATTGTATCCAAGAATTTGAGACGTCGAAGCAGTAGGCATAGGTGCCAATAATACCGAATTGCGAACACCATGGATGGCAATCTTGGATTTAAGCAACGTCCAGTCGTGTCTGTCATTATTTTGTGGTGAATCCCATAAATCGAATTGTAGTAGTCCTTGGCTTATAGGAGAACCAGCATATGTTTCATATGGACCAAACTTTTCGGCAAGTTCACAACTTTCTTCAAGAGCTCCGTGATACAGTGTTTCGAAAATTTGTTTATTCAATACACGTGCTTCTGTTGATGTAAAAGCCATATCCAATAGCAAGAAGACATCAGCAAGTCCCTGAATTCCAATACCCAATGGTCTATGTCTAAAATTACTGATTTTAGTTTTTTCCGTTGGATAGTAATTGACGTCAATTACACGATTTAGATTGTATGTAACAATCTTAACGATTTTATGAAGGAGTTCAAAATTGAATTGTGGTGGTGTCGTAGTGAAGTCAACACAAGATGGAAGTGCTATACTTGCCAAATTACACACAGCACTTTCTTTTTCATCACTGTATAAATTAATCTCACAGCATAAATTTGACGATTTAATTGTTCCAAGATTTTTTTGGTTTGATTTTCTATTAACAGCGTCCTTATAGCAAATATAAGGTGTTCCAGTTTCCATTTGAGCGTCCAATATTTGAAACCATAAATCACGTGCGTTTACAGTGCTTCTCCCTTTCCCTTCAGTTTCATATTTAGTATATAATGCCTCGAACTTATCACCATATACATCAGCAAGACCTGGGCATTCATTCGGACACATTAAAGTCCAAGGTCCTGCTTCTTTAACACGCTTCATAAAAAGGTCAGGAATCCATAAAGCATAAAATAAATCACGTGCCTTCAGCTCTTCATCTCCGTGATTTTTACGCATTTGAAGAAACTTTTCAATATCCGAATGCCAAGGTTCTAAATATATTGCGAAACTACCGTTTCTTTTCCCTCCTCCTTGATCGACATATTTTGCTGTATGATTGAATACTTTTAACATAGGCACAATACCATTAGAACTTCCATTAGTTCCATTTATATGAGAACCAGAAGCACGAATGTTATGAATATGCAGACCAATACCTCCCGCCCATTTTGAAATTAAAGCACAATCCTTTAATGTATTATAAATACCTTCAATTGAGTCATCTTCCATAGCCAATAAATAACAAGAACTAAGTTGAGGTTTACTTGTCCCAGCATTAAATAATGTCGGTGTGGCGTGTGTCATAAATTTTTTTGATAATAAATCATATGTTTCCTTAACTCTGTCAAGGTCTGTTCCATGAATACCAATTGCTACCCGAAGCCACATATGTTGAGGTCTTTCAATAACGTTTGAATTTTGACGGATTAGATACGACTTTTGTAATGTCTTAAATCCAAAATAGTCAATATAATAATCTCGTGAGTAGTCGCATATGTCTTCAATAACTTTATGATTTGATACAACTGTTTGATGTAATTCAATAGAAACTAATGGAGAATGTACGCCTTGTTTATCAGTATTATTATATAACTTTTTCATCGTCTTTGTAAACGAAGATGATGTATTCTTATGATGATTAGAAATCATAATTCTTCCTGCTAATACGCTATAATCGGGGTGGATTGATGACATTGAAGCACATTGTTCTGAACTCAATTCGTCGATTTGAGTTGTCGTAATACCGTCGTAAAGTTGGTCGATTACTTTCATTGCCAAAGAAGTGTAGTTAATATTACTCAAAGAACCAGAATCATTAAATAAAGAACAGGGAACATTTACACATTTTCCTATTTTTTTAATTCGTTGTAATATTTTATCGAACGATACTACTTCACGTGATAGATTTCTTTTGGTTACGTGCATTTCTTTTTCATTAGACATACTTGTTATAGTTATATAGTGTATCGTCTCTATACTATTTTTTACGGTTCAAAATCATTTACATTCCATAAGAAATCAATCTCGTCACATATAATGGGTTTCTCAATGAGTTCTTGTAGTATTATATCGAATTTTTTAGAATCTTTTTTCTTCTTTTTATCCTGTTTGGTAATTGCTGTCTTGGTGGATTTGTATTCATTGTGAAATTTTGTATAAAAAGAAATTTGTTCTTCAGCAGATGAATTGAGATAAAACAAATTCTGAACCTTTGTTTTATCTATATCGTTTAGGTTGAGTTCTTTGCTCAACCAGTGTCCAAATATAATATAACGATTAATTTTTTCGGGTAAAATCTTGTTTTTCTGGTTTTTCATTTTGTATCGTGAAAAATTATGATGTTTTATAGTATTCATAAAAATTGATTTAGAAATTGGATACACAACATATTACGCAATACAACACAACATATAACAATAAAATGGACTACGTTATTGACGACGAATCATCAGTGGCATCATCAGTGGAATCATCAGTGGTGTCCGAGTGCGGATTACTAATCGATAATATGAGTATTGACGACCTAATTGAAGTTGAAAATGAAATATTTAAGAGTATCGAATGTCTTCTGGTTGTGGATATATTACAGATTTCGAATCCAATTTATCACGAAAAGTATTATATAACGATTACTGATACAATGTATGAAACAATAGCTTCTATATACGATATTGAAGTTTACGATGACCCATACACAGAAATTGAAGAATTTGTTAAGGAACGTGTAAAAGTTTACGTCGAAACAATGATTACCCCTCAACGTTCATATCTTATGGGAGAAGAAGTTTACGATAGGAGTAAAAATTTGGAAGATATGAAATGTCATATCGAATCTTTGAAAAATTCTTATCAGCCAACACAACGAACCGAGGAATGGTATAAATACAGATACAATCTACTAACAGCAAGTAATATCGGTAAAGTTCTTGGTTCAGTTGCGAAAAGGAATAGTTTAATCTTTGAAAAATGTCAACCATTGATTTTAACTGATATGAATTCTTATGTAAATGTCAACTCACCTATGCATTGGGGTAATAAGTATGAACCTGTGTCATTAATGGTGTATGAACATATGTACGAAACGAAGGTTGAAGATTTTGGTTGTATCAAACACCCAGATATACAATGTCTTGGTGCTTCTCCAGATGGGATAAATACGGACACGAATAGCAATTTATTTGGAAGAATGGTGGAAATAAAAAATATTGTCAATCGAGAAATTACAGGAATACCGTTAGAGGCATATTGGATTCAAATGCAAGTTCAAATGGAGGTTTGTGATTTAGAACAGTGTGATTTTTTCGAGACACAATTCAAAGAATTTGATACAAGTGAAGAATTTTATGAAAGTAATAGAGAATATACTGGAGTCATTCTTTATTTCGTTAAAGCAGACGGTACAAACACAAACCCCGAATACGTTTATATGCCATTAAAAATGATGAAGAATAATGAGACAATAAAATCATGGATTGATGGGTGCATTACAGAATTTGAGTCCGATGGAAAATATAGATTTTATTCGAAAATATACTGGTATCTTGATATAATGTCTTGTGTCCTAGTTCCAAGAAATAAAGCGTGGTTCAAAGCTTTACACCCTCATATAGTATCAACATGGGATATTATCGAGAATGAAAGAAAAAACGGATTTGAACATAGAAAACCAAAAAAGAGAATTAGAAAGTGTAATATAATTTTAGAAGATGATACACCGATTGTAAGTTCGTGTATTTTGGTTGGTGATACAAAAATAATAAATTTATTATGATAATTTTACTAACGAAAGTTTCTTCGTCATAATGTATCGCTCATGATACATACAGCGACGTCTCAAGTTGCAGTCAAGACAAGCCATAACAGAATTATTCTTATTATGTCCTATACGATTATCTATTCGTTCAATAGTCCATTGTTTAGATTCTCGAACATTGTCATAGATTACAAACACTTGTTTATCACAATAATAGCATTTAAGTTGTGTTTCTTTGAATAAATTTATAACAAAGTCAAAATCAATAAATTCATCATCATTATAGATATTTTTACGTCTATCTTGTGATTTGTATGATGATATTTTTTTTCTCAATTCTCTTGATACAATATCTGGTATGATATTTGTATCTTCTACAAACTTGTATTGATTTTCAAGTTCTCGATTATGAGAATCAATATTTTTCCAATCATCAGTTTTTGATACAATACGTTTCTTGTCAATTTCTTTCTTTATTTTTTCACTTTTATCCTTTGCAATTTTAATAGTTACTTGCTTCATAACAATTCTTTTAGTGTTGGAATCAGTGACGACATATTTTTCTGTAATTCCCGTGATATCTTCTTTCGAAAAAACCTTAAAATCCAAATGTGAAATAATTCTACGTTCATCATTCATATTACAATATACATTGAAAACAAAATAAGAATAATTATATATTATACATATGTTGTCTTTAGTGTTGATACTAATTTACATAAATTTCTTGGTGCTTCCGGTTTCAACAATTATCACAGTATCGATTTATCATTCAATATAATGGTATAGAAACAAGCATCTATAATATCTTATAGGATGTTCACAATCGATGAATTGCTTCCGGTTCAATCACCAGTTGTCCCGATTGTAACAAAAAAAACAAGGAAACCATACAAACAGCATATTCACACAACTCCTGTTATTGAATCTATGAATACAATTGCAACAACATCAAGTATAGATAATATTTTGGAAAATGAAAAACAACTAAATATTAAGGACACATGGAATAAACTGGACAAAACAATGAAAATTGTTAAGTTAAATACCTATGCTATGAAATATTGTCTTGAAAACAAATCTGAATTATATGATTCTGAATCACTGATGGTTTTTTTTAAAAATAGTTTAGAAAGGAATAAGTTACAAAAAAAGAAGGATTTAGTGTACGATAAAGACACTAATGAAATAGTTGCGATTCCATCGTTATGTTTCCAAGGTACAGATTTTTTCTTAAAAGAAATTGACAACAAACGAACACCGACAATGAAATCTCTTACACCTAAAAGAAAAAGTTGAGAAAAAAAAATTGTCAGTTGAGAGAAAAAAAATTGTCAGTTGAGAGAAAAATATATTTGTCAATTGATAAATATATGTTTTGAAGCTGGTTATTATGGATTTAAGACACAATTAAACAAAAATGTCCGTGACCGTCGACGTATCAATTGCATGTGTGGCAGATGTGTCACCTGTTTTAGACCTTACGTGTGATGAATGCGAACCTATCGCAATATTTCATAGATGCTTTATCGACTTGTCAAATGATAATGATACACCAATCGTTTCGGTGAAGAGATGTGTCGTGGATTTATCCGTGATTGATGACGGCATAGTAGTACTACCTGTTATTAAACGTCAACGTCGTTCAAATGGAGTAAGAGAGTATTTGGAAAGAGAATGGTTGATTGAGAAACTTAGAAAATTGCCCCGTGACCTGTTAATGAAAATATTCGACGATTATTTGGATGTTATTTTTATCAAGGAGATATTAATGACACCAAAGGATATTCTACGTACAGCAATTTACATTCATCATTCATCTGTGTCACTTATTGTTCCGCAGAGAGCATTGATCAACATTGCCACTATTTCAAAGTTCGTTATTGAAAATATAAGAGAAAACGCGATGTTGTTTATAATTTATGCGATGAGAAATTCGGTTGTGTTGCCCTCACTGCAAGTAAATGACTTATTCGTTTACTGTGAACCGAATAAAGTGGGGAACTACATAGTTCTAAGAGTTTCCGTAAATAGTGCTATAGTACAGCGTATAAAATATCAGGAAAAAAAAATGTATTACAATGGGATGATATTCAATATTGTCGAAAAAATGTCTAAAAAAAAAAGAATTAGTATGAAATTTTTAATGAACCGATGTATTTTTAATCCAGAGCGGGAGAAGAGTGTTTGTTATATCAATAATTATGGTCAACCAATTGAAATTGTGTATTATGTAAACGGTGGTCTAATAGTAGAAAAACGACAGAATATGTCCAACTACATCATAGAGTAAAAAATTATATAGTAGTCATAAACAAGTGTTTTTGAGGTTGTTTGTATTTATGTTTTATGTATTTATGTGTATGTGATATTGAAACGACTTAAAAAATAACTCATAGATTACCACAAATGATATGTCACAATGACAATGTATTGAGTAAATTAAAACATTTTTTTGAAACAAAAAAGATTCCAAATATTATTTTTCATGGTTCATCGGGTTCTGGTAAAAGAACAATAGTTAATAATTTTTTATCAAGGATTTACGATAATGATATTCTTAAACAAAAAAATCACGTTATGACTGTGAATTGTTCCCACGGTAAAGGAATAAAGTTCATTCGGGACGAATTAAAGTTCTTTGCGAAAACAAATATACAAGTTAATGATGTGATGTTTAAGTCAATAGTGCTATTGAACGCTGATAGTTTGACAATTGACGCCCAGTCAGCCCTACGTCGTTGTATAGAACTTTTTAGTAATAACACAAGATTTTTTATCATTGTTGAGAATAAATGTAAACTACTTAACCCTATTCTATCACGTTTTTGTGAGATATACGTTCCTGGTTATGACTATGACACAAAAGAAATAATGAATTTACATTCATACAATTTAAGAGAAAAAATACCTATGATTTCAGAACAACAATTACAATATAAAATGGAAATATTTGAGAAATTGTTAAAATTCGAACTGACTAACATAATTGACTTATCAACAGATTTATATGAAAATGGATTCCACACAAAACAACTGATTGATTATTTTGATTCGTCCGGAAAAAATACTGAAGAAAAAAAGGCATTATTAAATCTATATTATTACAAATTAAAAAAAGATTTTAGGTGTGAAAAGATGTTATTATTTTACATACTGAAGATAGTATATTTTAATCATACAACAAGTTCAAATGACATAATTAAAAATATGCTTATAATTTAAATATGGATGATTTTGTACTTTCGAATTTACACGAATCAAAAAACGAATGGTGTAGCAGATTACTGTCGATTGTAACGCCATTGGTAATTGAAGGAATAAAATCAATATTCGATGAATCGATAAAGGTCTGTAAAGAAAATAACGAATTGTCGAAATATTTAATGACATTTCAATTATTTTTATCACGAGTGCCGAAGTGGAATTCATTAATCATTGAAGATGAACGCAAAAGAATAATTGAAAGGAGTGGTTGTAATTATTTAGAAGACCTAATTTCGTGTGTCCATATCATACAATTGAAGGTTCTGACTTGTATTAGGGTTGGGAATAAGCAAAAGCAAATTGATATATCGATACCAAAACTTGACAATTTTATTCATAAGGTATATATACATGTTGCCAGAAAGGTATATGTAAATGTGTATTTATTCGAAAAACAAATAACTCCATTACAAACTCAGAAAAATGGTCGTGAATTAGAAATAATAGTTCAAGAGTGTATTATGACAACAATCCGTGAAAGTATACCAACGGAGGATATTATTCGTGCTTATATGGACGAGTCAATAGAACACGAAGAAGAGGTAACAATAGAACATATAAACGAGCCCACAATTGTCGATGATACACCTGCTGTTATATCGAAACCTGTTGATGATACGTCACCGTCTCTTGGTATTGTAGATAAAGATGATGAAGAAGTCACCACACGATTGAAGTTCAGTGATTATGACAGTGTGGTAGATCAAATGAATTCAGTTGAATCAGTAAATGCCCCGAAAACAATTGAACGTTTAGAAGAAATAAGTGTTTCTCAAGCACTACAACGGAAAATAGATGACGCTCAAGATGACTCAGACGATGTAGAAGACACAATAAACTACGATAAAACGTCAGAAGAGGTTGATATTTCGCTTTTCGATATTGAAGAAATGAACTAATGAACAAATATTCGTTATTATTCAATGTAAATTTTGTATAATTAGTATAATGGATTATTTATTCGTTATACCAACCATAGCTTGTGTCTTATATTTTTTAGTAAAGTTTTTGGAGAGGAAATATTTAACAAATGAAGATGACCTTGAAAAAATTGCTTTAAAAAATGTAGTTCGTGATGCAATAATAATTTTTTGCACAACGCTTACCGCAAATTTTATTTATTCAAACACTCACAATCATTTAGATAATTTCTTTAGTATTATAACTGATACAAAAAAAACAAATGTTAATGCCATAGCAGAAATATTTACGGATGTACCAAATTTTTAGGTTTTTTTTGAACAAAATATATACTTTTTGTTCAAAAACGGAGTTGTGTTATACGAGTTGTGGTAATCGGTCGATGTCCATAATATCATCTGGTTTCCCACCTTTATGCTTGAACTGATTAAAAAATGGATAATTTAATTGTTTTTCTGGTGTGTGATTAGAAACAGTACGAGAAATCATTTTATACAATTTGAACCCTTTATATCTTTCAGAACCATTTTTTTTGTATAATATATTGTAATCATTATCATCAGTAATCCATCTTTTAACGGTCATTTGTAATTGAGACAATTTGGAGAAGTCGGTGTCTTCGTCGAAAATATAGTCATATATACTGCAACCTAAACGACATAAATCAAAACTGAAGTTAGGGTCAATACGTTTTTTGGTTTCGTCATAAAAAGGTTCACAATTATATTGTGTATCACCATCTCCATCAGGGAAGAAACTATCACTACAGAATACATCACCCTTGAAGTTATAAATACTCCTACCAAAGTCAATTATTTTGAAAATTTTACCATAAGTAGGAACCTTGTAACATACATTTTTATATTTATACCACAAGAACTTATGTTTTGTGGTAATATACATTATATTATTCGTGTGTAGATCGTTATGTGTAAAATTAAAAACTTTTTGATATGCTAGTAATGTCATGACAACTTGAAAAAGTATCGAGGAACCTTTTTTGTCATCTAACATTTCTTCTTCCAGAAGTTGGTCTAGTGTGTTTTCACACTTCTCAAGACAAATCATTTGAGTAGGAAAATTTTTGATATGTGCGAATATGTCTTCGAGTTCATCGTCTGTATATTCACTACCACTGTTGTCTGTATATTCTGAACCTTCACGTTCATCATTATCTTCGTCATCTATTTCGTCGTCTATTTCGTCGTCTATTTCGTCGTCTTTTTCGGAGTAATTTGTTTCACTATTTTCATTGCTTGATTCACTCAGAATATCTGAAATATCGCCATTATATTCACAACATAATTCGCTCATATCACACTCAGTTACAGAACACGGTTTCATATTATTATCATGTTCATAAATTGTAGAAGATAAATCGATAAAATCAATATCAATATCAGTGTCATTATTATCGATATTCAATATTGATTTGTTTTTCTTTGTGTTATTAAATTCATTATTAATTTCTAAGTCGTCAGCACTAAAAAGAATACCAATGTTTTTGACAAAAAAATCTGATGATGAAATATATTCGAGGTCGTCTGTTATATTCATCTTAAAATTTTTTTGAATACCTAAAAAAGAACCATAATAATCAATTCCGTGAATAAACTTATGGTTATTTAAAAGGACACTGGATAAATAATAGAAAAAATTGTCAACATATGACGCATTATGAACACATAGTGTTTTTTTATGACAATTTTCCTCATTTGATGTTAGAGATGGAAGAACTAATAGTTTTGGGTCATTTATATCATATTTACCAGTCATATATTTGACAGGGTCTAAAAGAGGTGAAAATTTTACAAATATATTCCTTGATATATCAACTATCTTATTGCCAACAACTTCATAAACCTCGGTAGGATTTTTTATATGATATTTGTGATTTAATGATATACTATTGTAATTAGTATCACCAAGTTTGAAAATTTTTTCGTAAATAGGATTGTATAATTGTAAATTATCTATGAAGTAAGGTTCTTGAACTTGGAGGTCGTTTTTATTAATAAAATCTCCTAAATCAATGACCTTTCTTTTATGGTAATTAATGTCCATGGAAATGATTATACTTATATTATGTAAAAATAATAACTTATAAACGAGAATACGTGAACAAATTTTCTGCTGACATATTATCATTCACAAATAATTCTAAAAACGATTCACTCTTCACATCTTTTGTATCGTTAATTTTTTTCGAAAAGATATATTTATTATCTTTATTTCTCACTTTCTTAACTTTCCAACCTTGTTCTAAAGCGTTCGTTATAAAAATCATTTTACTGAATAATTTCTTTTCGGTATAAACCTTTTTGTTCATAACAGTATAAACTGGCTGAGTCATAATATATTATGTATTGATATATCTATGATATATAGAACGATATAGAGATATACTAATTGATTGTATTTATGAATCATACGGCTAATACTATTGATGAAAAGCATAAAGAATTATTGAATTCTTTTCATAAAAATAAAACAACGGTAATACCTGAAATGAAATTGAAAATTATCGAAAAAAAAAAAAAATTAGCAGTCACACGAAAAATTGAAGATTTTATGGATTTAAAAGATGAAATACTTGAACTTCAACAGAATATCAAGAAGTTATCTTCTTTGAAGAAAAAATACTTAATGGATAATTCGAAACATATATTCAATTATTTCGAGGAAAAGAAGGATATTTCAGAGGGTGGTGGGACAGTAAACATCAATGCTTTAACTAATTTTTTCAATTGTAAAAGTAAATTATCCAACGAAACTAATCAGGGTTTTTCAAATACTAAAAATAAATATAATGCGTATTGGAAGAATGTCAATGATGAAATAACAATTTCGAATGATTTTATTTCGAATGATGATGTTTGTAGGAATTGTAATAAAGGAGAATTAGTTCCTCATGAAGAAGAGGGTATTTTAATTTGTAATAATAAGAATTGTGGTATTTTTGTATCGTACATCATAGATAGTTCAAAACCAACAAATAAAGAACCACCAAACGAAGTTTCATATACGGCATATATTCGTCTAAATCATTTCAAGGAAATTTTATCACAATTTCAAGCTAAAGAAACGACCCAAATACCCGAAGAAGTAATAGATGCTATTCGAAATCGTATTATAAAAGAAAGAATAACTGATACAAGCACACTAACATATGACAAAATGAGAGATATTTTACGAAAACTAGGATATAATAAATATTTTGAACATATTCAATATATCAATTCCATATTTGGGATAAAACCGCCAATTATGAATGAAGAACTTCATGAAACATTATGTGTCTTATTCATTGAAATACAAAAACCGTGGGCGATTCACTGTCCTCCAAACAGGACAAATTTTTTCAATTATACATATACTTTGTATCAGTTATGTGTTCTTTTAGACCAGAAACAATATATACCGTTTATAGTTCAACTAAAAGATGATTTGAAACGGCGTGAACAGGACCAAATATGGAAATTGGTGTGTGACTCTCTAAATTGGGAATTTTTCCCGAGTATATAATTTTGAGTTTTTATCAAAAAATTATATGATATTCACTCTAAATGTGAGAGATTAACGTAGTGGGATTCCTCCAGTGATTCCTGCACCAACAGACATACCAACACCCGATCTTGTGGCCGCCCCGATAGACGGAGAGAATACATCAAGTAGTGCGAATGTGGCTGCACTGGTTAGACCAATGATGGCGACTTCTTCAATATTCAAATGTTTTTTTGGGATGCTAAACGCAACAATTGCAACCATGATACCTTCCACCAAATACTTTATCGCTCTTTTAACAAATTCGTTGATGTCGAATAACTCATTCATAATTATGTTATATACATAATATTATATAAAAAATGTTACTTTAAAAATAAAGAGTATAAAGAGAAATATCTAATATTTATATTCCTAAATCAATGTCTTCGTCAAAGAATAGTGTAGAATTTAAGTTGAATAAGAACGGTGAGAAGAACCCTAAATATGTCGATTTATGTGATGAAGACCCAACTATTGCTGGACAGAAATTCGTATGTGTATCGTTCATTTCTCCTGAAACAATTCTAAAGAAGCGTGAACTTTTTTTATTCAATCAGTTTGTTAAACAATGGGATATGAATAAGTCGATGAATAAGTTTTCTGACTTCTTGAGTTTTTTATCGGTAAAGTATAATGTTGTGTCTGATAATCTAATTAAGGATTATAATGAATTTATCAAGGAAGAGGAAAAACTTATAAAGGCGTCTTCACAAGTTGTTGAGGACGATTATAAGAATTTCATTGATAAGGAAGAAGACAGATTGAATGAATTATTTAATAAGGAGAACCGTTTCCAGACAAGTGTAAGAGGAATTAAGGTTAGAGGTTCTTTCCCAACACAGGAAGAAGCCGAGAAGAACTGCAAGAAGCTCAGACAGAACGACCCAAGTCACGATATTTATGTTGCTCCTTGTGGTGTGTGGCTTCCTTGGGAACCAACATATTATAAACTTGATAAGGTCGATTATCTTGAACCCGAACTTAACAGATTACACGAGGAAAAGATTAAGAACGAAATTCTCGCTAAGAATGAATTCGATAAGAGAATTAAAGACGCCAAGCGAAAGGCGATTGAAGAAAACATTGAAGCCGCCAGAAAATCAGGAAATAAGTTGACCCAAACTCTTGATGTTGATGGTAATTTAGTTGGTGTAAACACAATGAATTTTGATGATAGAGAGGTATCGAGTACTTCAGGTCGTGAAGAACACGAAGCAAATATTATTGCTAAACTAAATGGATAAATGTATATTTGAGTTTGTATGACAATATTTTTTGTCACACAAATATATAAAATGGTAAAGACCAAGCGAAGGCGAATTAAGAGAAGAATCACTTTAAGGAGGAAAAAAATAAGTGGAGGAACAATAAATCCTAAAATATCAATGAAAATTGATTTATTACTCATACTTCTGACGAAAAAACTTAAACAAGACCAGAACAATAAAGAATTTTATACATCTTGTTTAGAATCAATATTGAAAGACATTCACAATATTAAAGGAGGTAACTTGGAATTCCGAGGCGGAGGAAATCTGAAATTATTACTAACAAAACTGCTTATACTGCTTATGGTAATGAAAACGGGTTTATCTTCACAAATGGTCGTGTATAATTCGCATCTTGCGGAATTTAAAAAGGAAATACATGGGACACGAGATATACACGATATTGCGGTTGTGCCTAGATTTGATAAATACTTGTTTTATTCTGAAGCAGATAATGTAGCAAATTTTAAAGTCAATAATCGTATCTTAACTGCGGTTGAAAGCTTGAATAAACACTACATAACGATGATTTCGGGTAAAAGTAGTGAACTAAGTTCTGCATCTAAAATAACGAATTTATGTAGAGACGTTTTCCTTGGTAGTGACGTTCAAAAAATTCTCCTTGCACCTAAAACAGAAACATCATCGATATTATCATCATCAGGATTATCCGGTTTATTATTCACTAACCCCCCTACTGAAACTAAAAACACAAATGAAATAATCGATGATATCGATTTTGATTCAATATGCGAATTAAGTTTTCCAATACCACGATTGTTTATCGATGAAGACCAGATATTAAAAGTTGAAGTCACTAAATCTATTAGTTATAATAAAATTGCTGATATGTTAGAATTGTTATATAAAGGTGTTAATAGTGACAAACTTGACCTCGAAGTCAATATTAAGATTAGTAAATTAAAGTATCTTATCAAAGGTATAAGGTATATTGAGGATAGTTCCAGAGAATACACTGATTTTGAATCCAAAATTCATAATGTTCACGCAAGGATTACTGATTATTTTTCTACATTTGAAGAAATTGAAAACATGTTTGGAGACCCTGAGCTACATTTCGAAAGTATCAAAACAGGACTAAAAAATGCGTTCGATACAAGATTGATGGATCAACAAACAACACAGAATGAAATGAAAGTTCGTTCTCATATGAATTCATATATTTTACCATTTTTTAGTGGAATCTCATCTGTGTCGGAAAGCAGTATTGAATATTTTACTGAATCGGTCAATAGTATTATTAGCGGGTTTAATCTCGATCACCATTTTTATAATTTGATTTTTATTGCCATGGGGACTATTGTGTCTTGTGTGGCTGTTAGAACGTGTCTCAAAAATAAAAACAGCACTTCTGTTTCAGATAAGAGCACTTCTAAGAAAGATAAAAATAATAGTAATGATGTCGAGGAACTAAAACAACAAGTTCAATTGTTGATAGAACTCAATAAACATAGAGTTGAGGAACAAATACTACTACAGGCACTGAATTCTAAACAGCAACGAATAATCGAGGAACAAATACTTCAACAAGAGCTTAATTCGAAAAACGCATCGTATGCGAGACAGCAACGAACCGAGAAGAAAATGCTACTACAGGCCATGAATTCGAGACAGCAACGAAGAATCGATGAACAGATTCAACAAAACATCAATAGTTAAATTTTTTACCACCAACAGGAGAATGTGAAAAAAATCTCCACCTGTATTATGAACTACTAATATAAGTACTAAATTATATTAGTGGAATAAAACTCAATATCGAGATTGATGTGAGAGATTAATAAATCGTGATGGAACAACCGTTGTCACCATTACTGCTTGTGGTGTATTCATTTCATTATAAGAGTCAGGGATTATTTTTACGGCGGATTGTTCTATAACTGACGGTTCTATAATATCACTAACAAATTCGTCTCCTATTTGTATTGTTATTGTGTCGGTTTCTAACATCACGACTTCCACAATTCTTTCTTCATCATCTGTTTCAGGTGCTGTAAGACAACATAAACAGGTTATAATAACAATTGTTGTTGATGAGATGACTACAATCATATTGTTGTAATTTAATATCATTAATATTACATATGATATCAAAATAGTGAATTGGCAAAACGACGCGTTCAAAGACATTTATATAATTACGTCATTATTCTTTATACTTATTCGACTTCTTTTGTAGAAAATCTATACATTTATTACATCATGAATCGGATTTTCGGTCATTTGTATCGCAATATGGTCTGAATATGTATATGGTTCGTAAATTGTATTATCTGTCAAAGATGGTTCACAAATTTTTATTTCGACAATATCTACGTCATTTGTGTCATTTTTTCTAACTTTGTCACACTCATTGATAAAAGCACAACAGTAATAACAACCAATTGGAACGCAACACATAATTGTTGTTGTCACGTAAACCATCGGCATCATAATCCAAACTACCGTAGAATTCCAACATATGCAACAAGATTTTATCACTTTTTCACGAACATATTGTATGCTTGAATTTATAGACATCGTTATGATATATAACATATAATCTTTATACTAATATATCACACACTATTCATTTATTTTTTTGGTCTAAAAATCATCTATATCTCCACCCATATTGATCCATCGTTCTAATCGTCTCGGATGCATACACTTCATCATTAGTTCTTCTCTTATCACATTCATTCTTTGATACAAATATTTATAGTTTATTTTTTTATTGAATATCGATGGATTCGACGATAGTAATCTCCAATTTATTTTTGATGGGGATTGTTGTAATATGCACAATGCGTTTGGATTGAGAGACAACCAAATCCAATCGATTTTGTCCGGATTTTTTTCCAATAAATGAATAGCGTTTGGATTTCCTGACAGTACACTCCAATCTATTTTTTCGGGATTTTCCTCCAGTAAATGTATCGCATTTGGATTTAATGATAAAACACTCCAATCTATTTTTTCGGGATTTTTTTCTAATAAACTCACCGCATTTGGATTTTTTGATAAAATTTTCCAATCTATTTTTTCGGGATTTTTTTCTAATATATGTATAGCGTTTTTGTTTGACGAAAGCCATTCCCAATCTATTTTATCCTGATTTTTTTCCAATAAATGTATCGCATTTGAATTTCCGGACAACAAACCCCAATTTATCTTGTCTTGATTTTGTTCTAATAATTGTATTGAATTTTCATTCAAACAAAATTCAACCCAATCGATTCTGTCTTGGTTTTGTTCTATAAGATGTATCGCATTTGGATTATAACACAATGCTTCCCAATCTATGTTGTCTTCATTCTCTTCTAATAGATGTACTGCGTTTGGGTTTCCAGATAGATGACACCAGTGAACATTTTCAAGATTTATCCAATCCAATAACTCATATACCGTTGTGTTCATGTTTTGTTTATTTGTGACTGATAGATGTTCTTGACATTTATGTATCAATTTTTTATGTATCAATTTTTTATGGAAAACGCCGATAATAATTTGTTATTATTATATATAATGAAATCATTTGTCATATTAGTGGCTGATGATGCTATTGTAAATACCAAGATGGCCGAAAGGATTTTAAAAAATAAACAAGCTGAAATTATTAGTTCAATTAATCAATTGACTGAATATGCTGTAGTCGATACAATTATTATTAAAACATTTTATGGTTTAGACGCAGGTAAAAATACTATAACAAATATTCAGGACGGTTCAAATCAAATAGATTTAGTCATAACTGACCTTAATATGGAGGACGATTATAGTGGTTGTGACCTAATACAAGAAATTGTTAAAAGAGATTCAGAATTACCCGTATATGTTGTGTCTAACTCACTATCTGAGTATTTTAAAATACCGTCTAACACTTGTGAAACTTTGCAAACATCTGATAATAATGTTATAAATATATACAAAAAATGTTGTCTATTACCGAATATTTTAGGGGTTTCAGAGAGTAAATCAGGTAAATTACAGATTGGAGAGATTGATTCATTGTTCCAAAAATTCATCGAATATAAAAAAAAAATGTTAGAAAAAAAAATCCTAACGTCTCAACAAGATAAAGTAAACGATATTTCAAGAGATTCTAATGACATCTTACCACTCGTGGAACATTCTTCACCTAAATCATCATTTTTAACTAAAATTAAAAGTATAATAAAAACACGTAAAAATACACCACAAAATTCATCTTTATTGAATAAAATAAGAAGTATAAAACAAACGCGTAAAATTATACCACAAAAATCAGTGTCGATAAGGAAAAATGATAGTATAACATCTCAAAAATCAGCATCGATAAGGAAAAATGACAGTATAAAATCTCAAAAATCGTCATTATTAACTAAAATCAAAAGTATCATAAAAACACGTAAAATTACACCACAAAAATCACCAGAGCTGAAAAAAATTCACAGTATAGAACAAGCACGTAAACAGTATTCATTAAATAAAATTATACCATCAGCGGGTGGTAATTGTAAGAGACGATGATATTATCTAAAAATCGTCTATATCACCACCCATTTCTATCCATCTATTCAGTCGTCTTGGATGCATACAATTCATTATCATTTCTTCTTTTGTTATGTTCATTCGTTTATCTAAAAACTTATAATTAATTTCTTCTCTGAATATCGAAGGATTCATAGAGAAGAAACGCCAATTTATTTTGTCTTGATTCTTTTCTAGTAAATGCATTGCATTTGGGTTTGAAGATATGTTACACCATATAATTTTTTCGGGATTTTTTTCCAATATATGTATCGCATTCGGGTTTAAAGATAACGAGTTCCAATTTATTTTTTCGGGATATTTTTCTAGTATAGATATTGCGTTTGGGTTTTCTGACAAACACCACCAATTTATTTTTTTTAATTTATTTAGTAATAAGTGTGTTGCATTTGGATTTAAACATAACATCGGCCAATCTATTTTTTCTTGATTTGTTTGAAGTATATGTATTGCGTTAGGATTTCCTGACAACCAATACCAATTTATTTTTTCGGGATTTTCTTCAAGTAGATGTATTGCGTTAGGATTTCGTGATAACATCGACCAGTTTATACTTTGAGGATAACGTTCTAATAATTTTATCGCATTTGGGTTTAAAGACAAAACACCCCAATCTATTTTTTCTGGATACTTTTCTAATATATGAATCGCATTTATATTTCTTGACATACACCACCAGTTTATCTTATCAATATTTTTAAATAATAAGTGTGACGCATTTGGATTCATTGACAACCAATACCAACTTATTTGTTCGATATTTTGTTCCAATAAATCAATCGAATTTGGATTCAATGATATCTTTAACCAATCTATTTTTTCGGGATTTTTTTCCAAAATTTGTCTCGCATTTGGATTTATAGATGTCCCATACCAGTCAAGTTTATCTATATCTATCCAGTCAAGTAATGTGTGAACTAAAACTGAATCTGTCATTGTTATGTTTATATTTGGTGCTTTATGAATATAAACTAAAAAGTAAATCAATTTTTTTCAATAATCTAAAAATCATCAATTTCTCCGTCCATATCTAAAAATCTTTTTAGACGGGACGGGTGCATACATCTCATCATCAATTCTTCTCTTATTATATTCATTCTTTGATACAAATACTTATAATTTATCTTTTTCGTGAATATCGATGGATTCGAAGACAAACCACACCAATTTATTCTTTCCGGATTTTTTTCTATTAAATGTATCGCATTTGGATTCGAAGACATATAACGCCAATTTATTTTTTCCGGATTCTTTTCTAATAAATCTATCGCATTTGGATTTAGCGACAAATCACACCAATCTATTTTTTCCGGATTCTTTTCTAATAAATGTATCGCATTTGCGTTTCCAGACAATTCACACCAATCTATTTTTTCCGGATTCTTTTCTAATAAATGTATCGCGTTTGGATTTGAAGACAAATAAGTCCAATCTATCTCATATTGATTTTTTTCTAATAAATCTATCGCGTTTGGATTTGAAGACAAATAAGACCAATTTATCTTTCCGTCATTTTCTTCAATTATATCTAATGAATGTGGATTTTCTGACAAATAATTCAAATTAATCTCATTTATTTCATTTTCTAATAAATGTATAGCGTTTGGATTTACATTCAAAAAACTCCAATATATTTTTTCGGGGTTTTTTTCTAATAAATGTATCGCGTTTGGATTTAGCGACAAATAATCCCAATCTATTTTTTCCGGATTCTTTTCCAATAAACGAATCGCATTTGGGTTTACTGACAATTCACGCCAATTTATTTTTTCGGGATTTTTCTCCAATAAATCTATCGCATTAGGATTTCCCGAGAGAAAATACCAACCGATTTTTTCCGGATTCTTCTCCAGAAGATGAATCGCATTTGGGTGCATTGATAAACATCGCCAATCTAATTTTTCTGGATTTATCCAATCCAATAGTGCGTAAATCCAAACATTTGATTCACAGTATTCCATTCTTTAATTTTTATTGTGTTCTATTCGATACAAAAAAATTTTTAAATCAATTTTTATGTTACATAAAAAAATAATGACTATTACATACTTCTGTATATCAAAAATCATCTATGTCTCCACCCATTTCGATCCATAGTTCTAATCGTCTCGGATGCATACACGTCATCATTAGTTCTTCTCTTATCACATTCATTCTTTGATACAAATATTTATAATTTATCTTTTTCGTGAATATTGATGGATTCAATGATAAAAAACTCCAATGAATTCTTTCTTTATTTTTTTCTAATAAATGTATCGCATTTAGATTTATAGACAAAAAAGACCAATCTATCTTATCACTATTTTTTTCTAATAAATGTATCGCATTTGGATTTGAAGACAAAAAAGACCAATCTATTTTTGATGGGTTCTTTTCTAATAATTGTAAAGCATTTGGATTTCGTGATAATTCACACCAATCTATTTTTTCCTGGTTTTTTTCTAATAATTGTATCGCATTTGGATTTGAAGACAAATAATACCAATCTACATCGTTTAGATTTTCTACTAATAAACTTATAGAATTTGATTTTTTTGACAAACTTTTTGATAATCTTTTCCAATTTATTTTCGAATGATTTTTTTCTAATAATTGTGTCGCATTTGGATTTCCTGATAAATTACGCCAATCTATTTTTTCTAGATTTTTCTCCAATAAGTATATCGCATTTGGGTTTCCTGATAAGCAACGCCAATTTATTTTTTCGGGATTTTTCTCTAATATGTTTATCGCACACGGATTTTTTGACAGATTCTCCCAGTCAAGTTTTTCTTGATTTATCCAATCCAATAATTCATACGTACAAACATTATTCATGACTACTATATTATATTCTAAAGAAATTGTAACTGATATGAAATACTAATACATACTACACAATATTTTTTATATTTTTATATTTTTATATTTTACTATCAAAAATCGTCTACGTCTCCACCCATTTCAATCCATCTCTCCAATCGGGACGGGTGCATACACTTCATCATTAATTCTTCTCTTATCACATTCATTCTTTGATACAAATACTCATAATTCATCTTTTTCGTGAAAATCGATGTATTGAATGATAGTAATCTCCAATCGATTTTTTCTTGATTTTTTTCCAATAATTGCATAGCATTTCGGTTTAAAGACAAATAAAGCCAATCTATTTTTGATGGATTCTTCTCCAATAAATCTATCGCATTTCGGTTTCCAGACAAATATCCCCAGTCAATTTTTGATGGGTTCTTCTCCAATAAATCTATCGCGTTTGGATTCCCAGACAAGAAATACCAACATATTTTTTCTTGGTTTTTCTCCAATAATTGTATCGCATTTGGATTTTGAGATAAAATTTCCCAATCTATTTTGTCTTGGTTCTTTTCTAATAATTCTATCGCATTTGGATTTGATGATAATGTCATCCAATCTATTTTGTCTTGATTTTGCTCTAATAGATGTATCGCATTCTTATTTGACGAAAGCCAATCCCAATTTATTTTCTCTATATTTTCTTGTAAGAAATCTATCGCACTCGGATTTCCAGACATCGAGTTCCAATTTATTCTTTCTGGATTTTTTATTACTCTATGTACACCATTTACATTCTTACATAATTCACGCCAATCGATATTTTCTGAATTCTTTTCCAATAGATGTATCGCATTTGGATTTCTTGACAATTCTTCCCAATCTATTTTGTCCTTGTTTTCTTCTAATAGATGTATCGCATTTTGATTGTCTGATAATTCTCTCCAATCTATTTTTTCGATATTTATCCAATCCAATAATTCGAACGTCCAAACTTTTGAACCGCAGTATTCCATTCTTGATTTTGTTTCGTGTTTTGTTTTGTTATGTTTTACTTTGTTTTGTTTTGTGTTCTATTCGATACAAAAGATATATTCTGAATCAATTTTTTTTGCATTATGAAAAAAATGATGAAAAACGCATACTTTTCATTCATTTATCTATCAAAAATCATCTACGTCTCCACCCATTTCAATCCATCGTTCCAATCGGGACGGGTGCATACACTTCATCATCATTTCTTCTCTTATCACATTCATTCTTTGATACAAATACTCATAATTTATCTTTTTTGTGAATATTGATGGATTCGTAAACAACATTCTCCAATGAATTTTTTCACGATTCTTTTCTAATAAATCCATCGCATTTGGATTCAATGACAACCAGTTCCATTGTATCCGTTCAGGATTCTTTTCTAATAAGTGTATCGCATTTTTATTTCTTGATAATCCACACCAAGATATTTTTTCGGGGTTTTTTTCTAATAAATGTATCGCACTTGGATTCTCTGACAACCAAAACCAATTTATACCTTCAGGATTCTTCTCCAATAAACTTATTGCATTTGGATTAAACGACAAATAACTCCAGTATATTTTTTCGGGGTTTTTTTCTAATAAATCAATCGCATTTGGATTCCCTGACAAAATATTCCAATCTATTTTTTCGGGATTCTTCTGTAATAAATGTAAAGCATTTTTATTTCCTGAAAAAGAAGACCAAATTATATTTTTTTGATTTTTTTCTAGTAAATGTAACGCATTTTTATTTTCCGACAAAAAATACCAACTTATGTTCTCTTTGTTTTCTTCTAATAGATGAATCGCATTTGGATTTCTTGACAATCCACACCAAGATATTTTTTCTTCATTTATCCAATCCAATAATTCATACGTCCAAATTTTTGATTCACAGTTCATGTCTTGTTCCATTATTATATTGATACAAAAGATATTCTTATATGATATATGATATAAATCCGTATAATCTCCAAAACCGTACATTGTATTTTATTTTTACTTCTTGTGTATGTTGATACAAGGGCTCGGCTGTAAGCCGAGACCTTAAGGTTTCCGCTATGCGGAAACACTTCAAATATTACAAGCATTGTATCAAAATATCAGAAAAAAAATTGAAAGTTTATTTATAAACGTGAAATGAGTAGTTCCGTAGAAACGTTTATAAATGCTGTAAGCATTTATAAGTATTTAGTAGGGTTTTTGTAACGGACTCGACACCAAAAGAGATTAGATTATTATGCAGATATTTAATCTCTATTATTCCAACTGTTGCACCAGAAGACCATTTAGACATAACGGATATGTGTATTCATCGCAAAATGGAAAAAAAATGACTATGCTAATTTTTATCGCACTTTGACTTTTTAGTCCAATTCCGTAATAACCGTGAAAAAAATGCTATACTAATTTTTATGATTTTATTTGTTTTATGTTCTATGTTCTATGATTTTTTATTTTTATTTGTGTTGTATTTGATTCAAAAGATATTTTCATTCAATTTTTATGACATTTGTAAGATTTGATACTATTTACACGATAATTATACACCACAATACTATACTAATTTTTATTTTTTTTTATGTTTAGAAGAGATTCCGCAACCTAAAGTTGCGGAAACCTTTAATTTCCAGCGAACGCTGAAAATTAGAAATCATCTATATCACCTCCCATTTCAATCCAACGTTCCAATCGGGACGGATGCATACATCTCATCATCAGTTCCTCTCTTATTATATTCATTCTTTGATACAAAAACTTATAATTTATTATTTTCTTGAAGATTGACGGATTTGTAGACAACATGTCACCACTTATTTTTTCTGGATTCTGTTCTAATAAATGTGTCGCATTCGGGTTCGAAGACAAATAACGCCAATTTATTTGTTCTTGATTTTTCTCCAATAAGAATATTGCACTTGGATTTCCTGATAAATAAATCCAATTTATTTTTTCGGGATTTTTTTCCAATAAATGCATCGCGTTTGGATTTTGAGATAACAAACCCCAATCTATATTTTCGGGATTCCTTTCTAATAAATCTATCGCATTTTGATTTAGCGTCAAATAATTCCAATTTATTTTTTCTTGATTCTTTTCTAATAAATCTATCGCATTTGGATTTCGAGACAACAGATCCCAATCTATTTTTTCGGGATTCTTTTCCAATAAATCTATAGCATTTGGATTTATCGTCAAATAATCCCAATCTATTTTCTCGGGGTTTTTTTCCAATAAATCTATCGCATTTGGATTTCCAGATAACATCATCCAATTTATTTTTTCGGGATTTTTTTCCAATAAATCTATAGCATTTGGATTTCCAGATAACATCATCCAATTTATTTTTTCGGGATTTTTTTCCAATAAATCTATAGCATTTGGATTTAATGACAATTCACACCAATCTATATTTTCGGGATTTTTTCTCAATAAATCTATCGCATTTGGATTACCTGACAATTCGTCCCAACATATTTTTTCGGGGTTTTTTTCCAATAAATCTATCGCATTTGGATTTGATGACAATCCAGACCAACATAGGACGTCTTCATTTATCCAATCCAATAATTCATACGCCCAAACCTTCGATTCGCATTGTTGTTCCATTCTTTTAACTTTATTTGTTTTATATTGTGTTTGTTTGTTTGTTTGTGTTGTTGATACTGTCTGAAACGAAAATCTCAATCAATTTTTTCTGGAATCTCTGGAAAAGTTTTTTCATATTATACATTCATATAATTTGATACAAAATGAAATGATAATTGTATCCAAAAAAATATTACCACATAATTATTTTTATTTGATGTTTTTTTAGAAATCATCAATATCACCTCCCATTTCTATCCAACGTTCCAATCGGGACGGGTGCATACACCTCATCAATAATTCTTCTCTAATGATATTCATTCTTTGATACAAATACTCATAATTAATTGTTTTCTTGAAAATTGACGGATTATGACACAGAATATCCCAACGTATTTTTTCTGGGTCATTTTTAAATAAATGTATTGCATTTGGATTTAATGACAATTCACGCCAATTTATTTTTTCGGGATTTTTTTCCAATAAATGTATTGCATTTGGATTTAATGACAATTCACACCAATTTATTTTTTCGGGATTTTTTTCCAATAAATGTATTGCATTTGGATTTAATGACAATTCACACCAATCTATTTTTTCGGGATTTTTTTCCAATAAGTGCATTGCATTTGGATTTCTCGACAACCAAAACCAATCTATTTCTTCGGGATTTTTTTCCAATAGTTCTATCGCATTTGGATTTCTCGACAACCAAAACCAATCTATTTTTTCTGGATTCTTTTCCAATAAATCTATCGCATTGGGATTTTCTGACACGTATCCCCAATCTATTTTTTCTTTATTTTTTTCCAGTAAGTGTGTCGCATTTGGATTTAGAGACAAATAACGCCAATTTATTTTTTCGGGATTTTTCTCCAATAAATGTATTGCGTTTGGATTTCTAGACAAATAACGCCAATTTATTTTTTCAGGATTCCTTTCTAATAAATGTATCGCATTTGGATTTAATGACAATTCACACCAATCTATTTTTTCAGGTTGTACTTCAATTAATTGTATTGCGTTTAGATTTCGTGACAACGGTCTCCAATCTATCTCTTCTTTATTTATCCAATCCAATAATTCATACACCCACACATTTGATTCGCAATTCATGTCTTGTTCCATTTTTTATTTTATATTGTGTTGTATTCGATACAAAAGTTATTCTCAATCAATTTTTATGACATTTGTTATATACACACGATTATTGTATCAAAAAAATATTACCACAATATACATTTTTATTTGACTAAAAATCATCTATGTCTCCACCCATATTGATCCATCGTTCTAATCGTCTCGGATGCATACTCGTCATCAATAATTCTTCTCTTATCACATTCATTCTTTGATACAAATACTTATAATCTATCGTTTTCTTAAAAATTGATGGATTCCCTGACAGAGAACGCCAATGAATTTTATCACGATTCTTTTCTAATAAATCTATCGCATTTGGATTTCCTGACAGAGTACGCCAATTTATTTTTTCTGGATTCTTCTCTAATAAATGTATCGCATATGGATTATCTGACAAATATCGCCAATCTATTCTTTCCGGATTTTTTTCTAATAATTGAATAGCATTTGGATTTCCTGACAGAGTACGCCAATCTATTTTTTCTTGATTCTTTTCTAGTAAATGTATCGCATTCGGATTTCTCGACAAATATCGCCAATCTATTTTTTCTTGATTCTTTTCTAATAGATGTATCGCATTCGGGTTTCTTGACAACAAACTCCAATCTATTTTTTCTTGATTCTTTTCTAATAGATGTATCGCATTCGGGTTTCTTGACAACAAACTCCAATCTATTTTTTCTTGATTCTTTTCCGATAGATGAATAGCATTTGGATTTAATGACAAACGTCTCCAATCTATTTTTTCTCGATATTTTTCCAGCATGTGTATCGCGCTTGGATTTAATGATAGTTCTCTCCAATCTATTTTTTCTTCATTTAACCAATCCAATAGTTCATACTTCCAAACATTTGATTCGCATTGTTGTTCCATTCTTAATTTTATTTGTGTTGTATTCGATACAAAAGATATTCTTAATCAATTTTTATGACATTTGTCTATTTACACGGTAATTGTATCAAAAAAATCCACAATATTCATTTTATTTAATCAAAAGTCATCTATGTCTCCACCCATTTCGAACCATCGTTCTAATCTGGACGGATGCATACATCTCATCATCAGTTCTTCTCTTATTATATTCATTCTTTGATACAAATACTTATAATTAATTATTTTTTTGAAAATTGATGGATTTAATGAGAAATAATTCCAATTTATTTTTTCTTCGTTTTTTTTCAATAAATTTATTGCATTTGGATTTCGAGACAATTCTCTCCAATGAATTCTCTCAGGATTTTTTTCTAATAAATGGATTGCATGATTTCGAGACAATTCACTCCAATCTATTTTTTCTAGATTCTTTTCTAATAAATGTATCGCATTTGGATTTCTAGACAAATATTCCCAATTTATTTTTTCGGGATTCTTTTCCAATAAATCTATCGCATTTGGATTGAATGACAAAATGTTCCAATTTATTTTCTCAGGATTTTTTTCTAATAAATGTATCGCATTTGGATTTCGAGACAATTCACTCCAATCTATTTTTTCTTGATTCTTTTCTAATAAATGTATCGCATTCAGGTTCGCAGATAACCAACTCCAACGTATTTTTTCTTGATTCTTTTCTAATAAATGTATCACATTTGGATTTTCTGACAATTCATACCAAGATATTTTTTCTGGGTTTTGTTCTAACAATTGTGTTGCATTTGGATTTGATGACAAAAACACCCAATTTATTTTTTCTTGTTTTTTTTTTAATAAATATATCGCATTCGGGTTCAACGATAAATAGTTCCAATTCACTTTTTCTTGATTCTTTTCCAATAAATGTATCGCATTTGGATTATAAGATAAATCACTCCAATTTATCATTGACGGATTTCTTTCTAATAACTGTATCGCATTTGGATTTAATGAGAGCTCTCTCCAATCTATTTTTTCTTCATTTAACCAATCCAATAATTCATACATCCACACATTTGATTCGCAATTCAGGTCTTTTTCCATTCTTTATTTTATATTGTGTTGTATTCGATACAAAAGATATTCTCAATCAATTTTTATGATTTGTTATTTATTGTCTTTATTTGATACAAATGATGTGATTTTTGTATCAAAATAATAAAAAAATAATGACTACTATATTAATTTTTATGGTTTTAATATTTTACACTTTCTTACGGAAATAATAACTTCCTGAAGGACCTACGATTTCTTTTTTGTTTTTTAT